GGGCTTTAGGAAATGTGTGGCAAAACATTTATACAGGAGACTTGCATTTAAATAATGAGCATAAAACTGAGGGTAATATAGTTGACGGAACAAAAGGGAGCTGGACTTTACAGGAAGGTTTGGACGATATATACTTAATTAATAATAAATCTAATGAAAAATTTAGATTAAAACTAGAAAAAATTTAGGAGAAATTTATGGGTATTATTTCAAGTGGAAATACAGTTATCGATAATGGCGCAATTGATGCGAACGAAGTCGATACTACGCAAATAGCTAACGATGCTGTAACTGCAGATAAACTTGCTGACACTGCTGTTACTCCAGGATCTTACACTTCTGCATCAATTACAGTTGATGCTCAAGGAAGACTAACTGCTGCGTCTTCAGGCGCGGGTGGTGCTGGTATGGGTATTCCAATAATAATAAATAATGGACCTGCAAGTGGAACTGTAAGTTCAAATGCGTCAAGACTTGCAGTTTATATGTGGGGTGGCGGAGGAGGCCAAGGTGCTAACTCTCCATGGAATAATAATAGAGGACCTGGAGGACAAGGAGGCTATGGTTTCTTTAACGCTCCAATCTCTGCACCTTTCTCACAACCATTTTCAATTGGTGGACCTGGAAATCCTAACAATAGTTATAGACAAGCAGGAAATGCAGGAGGAGCAACTTCAGTTACAAACATTGGCACAGTAAACGGAGGAGCTGGTGGTAACGGTGCAATTGACTCAGACCCTGGACAGACAGGCGCATCAGGAAATGCGCCCGGTGCAACTTTAGTACCACCTGCTAGAGGAATGATTGGTGACTTAAACAAAGGAACGGGATACGGATCCCCTGGTGGGTTACTTATTTTCGAAAACTCAGGAACTTAATATTATGGCTTACGCATTATTTTCAAAAGGAGCAGAAGAATTTACAATAACTTATAATGACGGTAGTACAGGTCTTGGCTATGGTAATAAATATAAAATTGCAGCTAATGATGAAGAATTAAATCAAATAAACTGTGATAAAAATTGTTATGTAGTTGTGACTATTACTGATCAAGAATTTGATTATCTAAGGTACAATGAAACAAAAGATTGTGCAGGATATAAATACGATACCAACTCCATCATTTGGGTAGATAAAGTAGCTCCTAATTTTCCTGAAAGTTACATTTCTTTAGAAGCTCTTGAAGATGAAATTGCAGGTACTAAAGAAGCAGTTGATAGATTTATTTCTGAAAATCCATCACACGCTCAAATAGCTAAATGGCAACAATTCAGAACGGACTTAGATGCAGTGGATACTTCTGGTATAACTTTTCCAACTACAAATATGAAAAGTTTACAAAGAATAATGTTAGATCAAGGACTAACTGCACTTCATACTTTACAGTTACCTAACTAATTGATATAAAATCTTTGTGTTTAACAAAGATAAAATAATTGAATTTGTCTGTAATGAAGCTTATCCAGGTTTTGAAGATGATAAGCCTATTCCATCAAAACTCAATATACCTGACTGGTATAAAAAATTAGAACATCATTATTTAGATCCAACTATTAAAGGTTGTATGCCTTTTTTAGATTCTCTTACAATTGGCTATATATTAAAAATGCCACAAGATTTTGCTTTAAGACATAATTTTTTGAATGAAGAAGGTAAACCTGATGCATTTCAAACTTTTGGTATGCATCAATGGGATACACAATTGAAAAAAGTAGGGATTAATTTAAACTCAGCTGTTGAGTGCCATCCCACTAAACAACTCAAAGGTTGTCCATATATTAAAGATAATAGTAATTTACCTTTTCATAAAATATTAAATCCATGGTTAATTAAAACACCACCTGGATATTCTTGTTTATTTGTACCACCATTAAATAATTGTGATGATAGATTTTTTATTATGCCTGGAGTTGTTGATACTGATGTCTTCCCCTCTGAGATAAATTTTCCAATAGTTGTCAACGGAGCTAAATATCCAAATTTAGATACATTAATAAAAAAAGGGACACCTTATGTACAAGTAATACCTTTTAAGAGGGAAAGTTGGACAATGAAAACTAGTAAAAGAAACTCACAAGAAACATTAATGGGTAGATTAAAACAAAATTTACTTTTATTTAGAAGTTACCAAAATCAATTTTGGAAAAAGAAATTATGGAAGTAAAAGATTTTATAAAAATTTATGATGATTTTTTTAAAATAGAAAAAATAGCTCAAATAGTTAGATATGCTAATATTGCAAAATGGGATGAAGCATCCATAGGATCAGAAAACACTGTAAATTTTAACGTTAGAAAAACTTATACACATGTTTTACATCCTACTCAGGATAGTCTTACAAATGTTCATTGGTACAATTATATATTTAATAAATTAAAACATGCGGTTTCTGTATATCAAAAAGATACTAAGATTATTCATTTATCAATAGAGAAAATAGATCACATAAGTATTTTAAAATATGATATTGGTGGTTTTTACAAATATCACACAGATCATTTTGCAAAGATACCAAGAACTTTGAGTTTTATTTTATTTTTAAATGATGATTATAAAGGTGGTGAATTAAAATTTAGAAGCGCAGATGGAACTAATGAATATGCAATTCAACCCAAAGGTGGTAGATTAGTTGTTTGGCCAAGTAATTTTATTTATCCACACAAAGTTGAAACAGTTACTGAAGGGACAAGGTATACGGTAGTAGCATGGGCACTATAAAAGATCTTAAATATAAAGTAGTAAAAAATTTTTTAACTTCAGAAGAACAATTATTACTTTCTACATTTACTCAAATTAGACATAGACATAATACATCAGCTTTTTGTCCATTTAATAATAATGGAGATACTGGATATTATGGAGATGCAATTATGGAATCTTTACTTGTAGAAAAACAAAAAAAAATGGAAGAGTACACAGGTTTAAAATTATACCCCACTTATTCTTACTGGAGATTATATACTTATGGATCAAATTTATTAAAACATAAAGACAGACACTCTTGTGAAATTAGTGTTTCAGTTTGTATTGATAACGATGGAACTAAATGGCCAATATTCATAGAAGGAACAGCAATTAATTTGGAGCCTGGTGATGCGGTTATTTATTTAGGATGTGAATTAAAACATTGGAGAGAAGATTTTACAGGAGATTGGCAATCACAAGTTTTTTTACACTATGTTGATCAAGAGGGTGATTATGCTGATTTAAAATTAGATAAAAGAGAAATGTTAGCAGGTCCTCCAGGAGTAGAGATCGAAATAAATGAACATTAATTTAATAGCACAAGATATACCACTTCAAACTTTTATTGCATGGGGAGAGATTAAAGATAAAAAAATTATACAAGATTTAAAATCAGATGCTTTAAATTCAATATCTGATTCTGATGGAAAATTAGATTATAAAACTAATGTAAAAGGTAAGATGACTGATTGGGGAAGTTTATCAAAAAAAAATAGTATAAAAAATTTTATTTTTTCAATAAAAGATGAAATAAAATTAGTTCACACTAAAAATTTTGTTTTAAAAGAGGCTTGGGCTAACTTGTTAAAAAAGGATGATGAAATAAGGGGACACAATCATAGAGGTAGCATTGGTGCGTTTTGTGGTATCATATATTTATCTGATCACGGACCAGGAACCTTTTTTAAAGAATTAAATTTTGTTCTACCAGAGAAAATGGGTAGATATGTTTTGTTTCATCCGTTATTATTTCATGAAGTGAAAAAAATAGAAAATGATATTGAAAGATTAACCATTGCTTTTAATTGTCATGAAGTTTTAGAATGGGAAGAAATGAAAGGTATAGATATATATGAATTTTAAACAATATAAAAAAGATGGGAGCTGTGATATTTATTGGACTTGGAAAGAAAGATTTACAATATTATTTACTGGTAAATTACACTTAAGCTCATTATTTTTAAAACACTTTGGAAATACTTTAGTGGGGGTAGTAGCAGAGTGGAATAGTAATTTTAATCCCGAATTAGCAAAGAAAGTTACTAGACCTGGTAAAGATATTGATTATGAGAAGAACCAGTAGCAATATTTAAACTACGCTCAAAAGGTGGTACAATAGACTATGCCTTTAACAAATGTACAGATTAGACCTGGATTTAACAAACAAGTTACAGAAACTGGAGCCGAAGGGCAATGGACAGATGGTGATTTTGTTAGATTTAGATATGGTTTACCAGAAAAAATTGGTGGTTGGGAACAGATAACTAATTCTACTTTAGTTGGTGCTGTTAGAGAACAGCTTGTTTGGGCTGACTTAGATGGTAGAAAATATGTGGCTTTAGGAACTAACAAAGGTTTGTTTATTTATTACGAAGGCGCGTTTTATGATATTACTCCACTAGACACAGCTGTAACTGGATGTACTTTTAATACTGGGGCAGGTTTTGCAACCGTGACCGTAAATGCAACAAGCCATGATCTATCAGCAGGAGATTTATTTACATTCACTTCTGTAACTCCTCCAAGTGGTGCAGGATATGTAGCATCCGATTTTGAAACAAACACATTTGAAGTTACATCAGTAATTAATGTAGACCAATTTACAATAACCATGCCGTCTGCTGCAACAGGAATATCAGTAGCAAGTGGATCAGCTATTGTTAACCCATATATTAAACCAGGTCCTTTAACTCAAACTTATGGTTATGGTTGGGGTACAGATACGTGGGGTGCAGGTGGTTGGGGCGATGCATCAAGCACTTCTACAGTTGTATTAGATCCTGGATCTTGGTCTTTAGATCATTTTGGTCAAATACTTATTGCGACTGTTAAAAACGGTAAAACATTTCAATGGAGTCCTATTAATTTAGATCCTAATGCTTTAATTACTAGAGCAACACTTGTTAGCGGTGCACCAACAAAATCAGTCATGTCTATTGTCTCTGAAAGAGATAGACATTTAATTGTACTTGGAACTGAAACTATAATTGGTGATCCATCTAAACAAGATAAAATGTTTATAAGATTTTCTGATCAAGAAGATATTTCAGATTACACACCA